AAGTTTTTTTCGCCGACCTACGTATCTCATAGACAAATGGTGGAACGAAAGTTCAGTAGATCTGCAGAAATTTGCTTAAAAAAATTCAACTCAATCCAAAAATTTAGACAAAACAAGCAACAGCAAAAAACCAACAGAGACCGAACAATTTCTCAAAAAGAAAAGAAAATAAAGGACAGAGCCCCTCCCCCTTCAAAGAAAGAAGACATTCCCACAATTTCTACCCCTATTTCAATTGAATCTCAATCAAATTTGGATGAACAAAGAACATCTTACATTCATCTTTTACATCAAAAAGATTCCATTTTAGACGCAATTATTGAAGATGCTGAAAACATTCGAAACGTTTTTATTGGTGAAGTGCCTTTAACCAAAGAAATCATTAAAAATCGACTAGATGACATTTCGACAGTGTTAAATAATGCGAGTGATTTGATTCTCAAATTATTTGAATCTGATAATGGTATTTTGAATGAATGTGTTATCCCGAATGACGTTATACAAAAAGATATTTATTCCATTTTGCATCCCTCTGAAATTTTTGATTATAATGGTTTTGGCATTGATGAAGTTAATAACTTAGCGATTAGTCCAAAGATTAGATATTTACCTAATTGGAACATTCAGAAAATTAGAAGTACTATTGATCTTTTGAAAAACGATAATTCTCCTTTGAAACCAGTCAAATTGGCTCATGATTATGGTTTGATTAGTAATAACTTAAAACGTAAATTATTAATTGGTGTTGATAGAATGTTTAATAAATTAAGTATTCAACATAGATTTGGTACTTTTGAAAGTCAAATATTCAGTTGTTTTCTTATGAAACAATTGCTAACAGAAGAACAGTGTTACGTCAATCTTCCAAATTGCGTTTTAAAATCAAAATTTCAAAAAAGAGGAATTGACACTGTATGCTGGCAATATTTGCGACAAATCATCCTTCATTACAATGGTTTTCCTTTTTATCATCACACTCATAGTGCAAGATTTGGTGTGCTTGACAGTACAAAAATTTCTATTCATACCGATTTACCAGTTTCTTGTGTACTTCCAAGTGTTTTACATGGATTGTTAAACGGCATAGTTTCAGAATTATTATGTGATTTGAACTCAGAGACAGCTTTAATTTATGCCAAACATTTGATGTTTTGCTCTCAACAATCAACTTATCAACGTCAACTCGATTTTAAAGATAGTTTTCGTTCTTGGCCTAAATTGTGTTATGATAGTATTGGTTATGTGTTAGCTGTATTATACTCTTCAGACATGAAACCTTTGGAACAAAGAATTGAACATATTGATTCAGAATTTTGGATGGATGAAAAAGAGAAAGAAATTTTAGAAACGAGTGTTTCTCAATTACCGGATTACGTTAAAAAATTCGTTTCTTCTTCTATTGCGCATTGTACTGACCTTGGTAACATTGTTAAATCAAGAATGGCTTTAAATAACAACATTTCTTTATCCAGAGAGCTAACTAATGATGAAGTAACTTCTGTACGTCTTTTAGCAAGTAAAAATACTGAATTTTTAAGGTGGTTGACCATGACCAGCACTATTATTTCTAATTTTGGGATATATAACAAAACTTCTCTATTGCTCGAATACAAAAAATCAGTTGGAACAAAACAAGACGTTATGGTGTCAAAACCTGAGTGCAAAATCAGCATTGTTACAAAACAAGGTATGAATATTCCATTAATTAATGATTGGTCTAAAGTTCCTATACTAAATGAGATGTCTGAATTGTTTGATCAAAATTGGAAGTCTGATTTGATTAAAGAATTTGAGCATATTGACGATTTCAAAAAAAGATTTGTGACTTTTCTAACTAATAAATCAGGTGGACAGAAAAGTGAGGAACCTACTTTGTCAAAAGAATTAAAAGGCATTTCTAACGCTAGAGTGATTGCTTTTGCTCTCAATAGGAATGATTATCATGACAAACTAAAATTTATAAAAATGTTAGTGGCTTATGGTAAATGTGCTATTCGATTTCAAATTGATCGTCGTGCTAGGGTGATTGTCATTGTACCAAATGCAATTCAATCGAGTGAATTATTCTTACTTCTTGGTTTTAACGTTTTAAAAACTAACAAAAAACATAATGATAAGATCGCTGTTGGAAAACAAATTGGTAATTTATTAGACGCAAGAGTTCAAATGTGTAATACTGGAGATGTCAGTTCCGTTAAAAATTCTGGAGACATGAAGGGCATGGATGCCCATACTATTCCTAACCTTACATTATTTTTAAGAAATAAAATGATCGAAGTGCTTTTTGAATTAGATCCTAGCAAAAGTTGTTCTAATTTCTTTTTTAGTGAAGATAAAGAATACACTTTAAAAGAGAAGCATCCAAAATTTGAGGAAATTTATAACCGTAAATTAAGAGGAGTTGTTATCCATGCCGCTAAATGTTTATTCTACATGTTCTCCATGAATATGTACTTAGAAGATCATTTCTTTGCAGATAGTCAAACTGTATCAGATCAAACTTTTCAAACCGGCTTTTTTGCAACATCAGCTCAACACACTTTGTTTTTAAGTTTGTTTTTATTAAATTTGGAACGTAAATTCTTTGCCAAGCTAGGCAATAAGATGATATCTGTTATGCATTCTGTTATGGGAGATGATGTTTTAGAGGTTATCAAGAATGGAGTGAAATTTCCTGACAAGGTAAGAAGTTGGTTGTCTCTTAGGAAGAATGATTTAGCTAAATTAAATTACGAGGAAGAATTGTCGTTATCTAGAATGTATGGAGTCTTTCTTCAGCAAGCTGCTTTATTGGGAGTTTATGTTCCTTATCCTTCGAGAATGTCATTATTTTGTGATGAACGTTCTGATACTACTAAGCGTCACACTCTGGATATGATTAAAATTGTTATGGATGTCATTTCAGCTAAAGCTCAACGATCATATGGAATAGATAATGGTTTGGGAATTGGCTATAGTATTTGGAGTTGTCATCGTAGTTCAAGATATATTTATTCTGATTTTGATAAGTCTAAAGTTTCGCAGTTATTAGAGATGGACAAAACCTTCGATTTTAATTTCATTGTATCGCACGATGAAACAGAAAAGTCAATCCGTTTTATTTATCCTTTCGTTACTGTCATGTGTTCTCCTATTTCTTGGCCTATGTTAACCTTTGTAATGAATGATATTTCTGACCCTAATAAGTTTATAACATATAAAAGTAAAGCTTTTACTTCTCTTAACGGTGATGGTGCTTATATGCTAATTAATCAGATGTTTTTTACCAGCAACGAACAACACATGTTCCAATTTGTTGACTACGTCAAACATCAGTCGAAAATTGTTGAACTCAAATTAAACTCAAATTTTTTGAATTGGGAAGCTAGACATCATTGGGGTTTTACATTCGGAGAGCATTTACTGCGTTTTAAACGTTTGCGTCATCTGACAGAGAGCAGAAAAAATGAACTTGGATTGGGAGATATCGAAGTTATGGTTCATAATTTGAATAAATATTTAGATGGCAATCGGGTGTTGTTAAGTTTTAATAGTATTTCAGTGCTCAAGGCTCACAAGATTGAAGTGCCTTACGGATTAATGTACGCGAATCATAATAGATCAAAAATCGATCAATCTTTGACTGTTAGAACAGAATCTCTCGAAGAAAGGGTATATTTGGATTCTATATTTTTGAAGCATATGCTAGATTATAAAACTGTGCCTAAAGATTTAGAAGTACTGAAGACTCATGCTCTCTGTTCCGTTCGTTTAAGAATTTATGGTGATTTTGATTATGCTTGTGAAAAAGATGGTGTTATCGAACCTAGTTCTGACGCTCAGTTCAATATCATTTTACCTTTTTTACCTGGTTATCATTTAAACAGTGCTTATGGCAAATTATTTTTGTATTCCACTTTGCCCACCGTGCATGATAGAGATATTTCCGGTACTTTAGGAGAAATAACAGGATCTTTAGGCGCTTCTTTTGATGTAGATGCTGCGATAGAATTTGGTGCACATGTGTTTAATATTAATCCAAGTTTGGTTGATGCCGCAGGCACTGCTATTGGGATTCCTCAAGGATTATTGAATCATTATAAAAATTTGGTTAACGCTTTTGTTACTAATAACTTCAATTTAAAATATCATTCCATATTTTTAAACGTAAAATATTTTGGTTTAAATGGCAGTTTAAAACATTTTTCTACTTTTGGAGATTATTCAAGTCGTCTTGTTCGTTTTGACTTAATACATAAGTTGGATAGATATCATAATGTTTTTGTACGTGATTTCATTTTTGCTTATATTCACGAACTTAATGGGCGCAGAGTGTATCTCGATTATAGTTTGCATAGTCTGCTGTTAGTCATGTCTCGAGGATCTATAAAGTATTTTACATCTCATCCCTCTCAATTATTTAATCCTATGCTTACTCTTGAGTTCGACTGATAAGGCGTTCCCGATTTTGAAACTATGAAGTGAGCGTGGTTAGTGTCCATGGCGAAAACAGCTGTCGTC